TGAAGGTTGACCACCTACACAAAAAGACTTTGTGCTTGAAGTCTACAACCCACCTGTTTTGTATTCAGGAAGTTGTCTGCAACAACGGTCAACAGTACGTCTGACACCGTACTGCCCCCTCCCCCCCCCCCCGCCAACATGCTTCTTTTTGAACTTTTGATCGGCGCTAGCGTCAAAGCTGTAAAAGACTTCATCAGCCACTGCTACTCCAGACTAAAAAGCATATATTATGCTTTCAAAAGATGGTTGATGGAGATCTCTGGGCAATTTAAGGCCCACGACGCTTTTGTCAACATGTGCTTCGGGCACATTGCTGACATCGAAGACTTCGAGGCGGAACTCGCTGAAGAGTTCGCCTTGAAGGAGGATGAAATCGAGGAGGCGAGAAGCCTCATGCGTCTGCTCACCGCCCAAAAAGCAAAAACTGGGGTGGTGGAGGCTTGGACCGACTTCTTTGTGAAGTCGAGAGGCGGGGTTTATGCCCCGCTTTCCTGCGAGCCTTCCAAAGCAGAGCTTGAGGCCAAAGCCGACAAGCTCGAAAGACTACTTGAGGACATGCACAAATTTGAGGTGCAAGCGGCAAAAAAATACATAAAAGAAAAGGGCCGCGGGTTCATCAACTGCTGGAACGACCTTCGTTCCAGACTCAAGTTAGTCAAGGAGGTAAATGAAGAGGCCAAAGACAACATCAAGGCCGCCTCCAAGATCGGCGTGGAATTCTCCGCACCCACCAACATCCAGGACCTCTACGCCTTCACCAAGGTTGAAAAGGTCGAGACTGGCCTCATGAAGGAGGTCACCAAAATGGTGCACGGAGAAGAAACCAAGCACATGGAGCCGATAACTGAAGACATGCGCTCCATCAAGGACACCGCGGAAGACCGAGAGGCCGCCTCCAAGTGGATAACGGAGGTGGTTAAATTGAAAAATTCAACCCTGTCTGCCGACGAGCTGTCCCTGGCCACCATCGCCCGATATGTGGAAAACATCGGGGAAAAATACAAGCTCGACATTGCCTCCAAAACATATCTCAAGCAATGCGCAATGATGTCTGTTCCAATTCCTACTCAAAAAGACATCAAAATGAAGATGGTGATCCAGAGCCCTGCAGCACGAGCTGCGCGTGAGCGCGTAGCTGTGCTTGATTCTCAGGGTTTTTAGAGGGGCTCTGTGCCGCCTCCGGTTTTGAAAGTCCCTTTTCTCTATTAAGACTGCCGGAGATTAAGGTCACAGACGGAGCCCGTTTACGTAAGGTTAGTAGTAATATTAGGTACCTAACCCAAACCCACCTCGGCTTGGTATACAAAGCCCCAAATGCCTCCCTGCACAATGCCTTGGTTGCAGTGGAGAGAAGAGTGTTTACAGTAGGAAAGGGGGACAAAGCTATATACCCCCCCCACCCGGAACATGACATTTTCACTGAGACTATGGACTACTTCGCAGAGTCCATAATTGACAAGGTGGGATACTGTAAAACATACCCTGCACAGCAATTAGCTCTTAGTTATAGTGCAGGGAAGCGGTCACAATACTTCAAAGCCATAGAGTCTCTCAAGAAGGAACCTTATCAACAAAAGGACTCTAATGTGCAGGCATTCCTCAAGAAGGAGAAGCATTGGATGACCAAAGCCATCGCCCCGCGCCTAATCTGCCCCCGCTCTAAGCGGTACAATATCATCCTTGGAACTCGTTTAAAATTCAACGAGAAGAAGATCATGCATGCTATCGATAGTGTGTTTAGATCCCCCACTGTGCTTTCTGGCTATGACAACTTCACTCAAGGAAGAATCATAGCCAGCAAGTGGCAAAAGTTTGCATCACCCGTTGCTATCGGTGTTGATGCTAGCCGCTTCGACCAACACGTGTCTGAGCAGGCGCTTAAGTGGGAACACGGGATATACAATGGCATATTTGGCGACACTGAATTGGCCACTGCTCTCGAACATCAACTTGTAAATAATATCAAAATGTTCGTTGAGGACAAGATGCTTTCATTTCAAGTGAGAGGCCACAGAATGTCCGGGGATATAAACACCAGCATGGGAAACAAACTGATAATGTGTGGCATGATGCACGCATACTTTAAAATGCTGGGTGTTGAAGCTGAACTGTGCAACAATGGGGACGACTGTGTCATCATCACTGAGAGAGCCAATGAGAAGCTCTTTGATGGCATGTACGACCACTTCCTAAAGTACGGCTTCAACATGGTGACGGAAGCCCCAGTTTACGAACTCGGGGAGCTTGAATTTTGTCAATCAAAACCCGTCAGAATAGATGGCAAATACAGGATGGTGAGGAGACCAGACTGTATTGGGAAAGATAGCTGCACACTTCTGAGCATGTTGAATGAAGCTGACGTCAAGAGTTATATGTCAGCTGTGGCTCAGTGTGGGCTCGTTCTGAACGCGGGTGTACCCATTCTGGAAAGCTTCTACCGCTGTTTGTACAGAAGCTCTGGGTACAAGAAAGTAAGTGAGGAATACATCAAAAACGTCATATCATATGGAACAGATGAACGCCTTCAAGGTAGACGTACCTTCAAGGAGACACCTATCACAAGCGACAATCGAATGTCGTACTGGGAATCATTCGGAGTTGACCCTAAGATACAACAACTCGTCGAGCGGTACTTCGACGATCTTACGGTAAGTGCCCAACTCCAAAGTGTGAAGGTGACATCTCCACATCTGCAATCAATCCTCCTCTCCATTCCGGAGAACAACTCGCAAAACGAATATTAATTACCAAATCTTAGCCGGGTTTGGGATAGGGTTTATAGTAAGTATTCCCTGTACATTAGCTCTCACGTACTTTATTTACAATAAAGTTTCAGACACCACTAGAGAGGTGGTGAATGAATTCAGTAGGCCGTAGAGGACCTAGACGAGCAAATCAAAATGGCCCAAGAAGGCGGAGCCGTAGAACAATTCGGCCAGTGGTTGTGGTCCAACCCAATCGAGCAGGACCCAGACGACGAAATGGTCGACGCTCAGGAAGAAGAGGGCCAAATTCTATACCTGGATCAACAGGCAGGACTGAGGTATTCATATTCTCAGTCGACAACCTTAAAGCCAACTCTTCCGGGACAATCAAATTCGGCCCCAGTTTATCGCAATGCCCAGCGCTTTCAGACGGAATACTTAAGTCCTACCACCGTTACAAGATCACAAGTATCCGTGTTAAGTTTCAGTCACACGCGTCCGCCGCTACGTCGGGCGCTATCTTTGTTGAACTCGACACCGCGTGCAAGCAATCAGCCTTGGGTAGCTACATTAATTCCTTCACCATCAGCAAAACTGCCTCCAAGTCCTTCAGAGCCGAGGCGATTAATGGGAAGGAATTCCAAGAATCAACGATAGACCAATTCTGGCTACTCTACAAGGCAAATGGGACCACTACTGACACCGCTGGACAGTTCATCATAACGATAAACGTCAGTATGTTAACTCCCAAATAGGTAGACTCCTCAACACCGGAACCGAAACCAGCACCAGAGCCAACACCAGCCCCACAACCCACTCCAACCCCACAGCCCACACCAGAACCAACTCCTGCACCTGTCCCCAAGAGATTCTTTGAATACGTCGGAACTCCAACCGGCGTGATTTCAACGCGAGAAAACTCTGACAGTATTTCTGTCAGCAAGCTTGGTGGACAATCCATGCAGTACATCGAGAATGAGAAATGTGAATCAAAGGTTATTGATTCCTTCTGGAGCACCAACAACAACGTTTCTGCCCAGGCAGCATTCGTTTTTCCAGTGCCAGAAGGGTCATACAGTGTTAACATTTCGTGTGAAGGCTTTCAATCCGTTGACCACATCGGTGGTAACGAGGATGGCTACTGGATTGGGCTCATCGCTTACTCCAATTCATCAGGAGACAACTGGGGAATCGGTAATTACAAAGGGTGCAGTTTCAAAAATTTCTTGGCAACAAACACTTGGAGACCTGGCCACAAAGATCTCAAGTTGAATGACTGCCAGTTCACAGATGGACAAATAGTTGAAAGGGATGGCGTGATATCTTTTCATGTAGATGCAACAGGTACTGACGCCTGTTTCTACCTTGCAGCCCCCAAGACAATGAAAACTGACAAATACAACTATGTTGTTTCCTATGGAGGGTACACGAACAAACGGATGGAGTTCGGTACCATATCTGTGACATTTGATGAATCCGATGTTGAGGCAGAACGCATTGCCAGGCATTCAGAGACCCCGGCTCGTCACAACCATATACTCCTATCTGAGAGTTACGAAGAGCCATTACCCACCATAATCGACCAAGGCTTGTGTGATGTGAAAACTCCCGAGCAAGAAATTGTGAAGGTGGATGAAGAGGACAGACAGACTGTTTCCACTGAACCTGATATAGCATTGCAGGAATATGAAGCTGCCACAGCTGAAATACCTGATGCTGAAGAGGACGTTTTGCCCTCCAAGGAACAACTGTCTGTCAAACCCGTGGACTCATCCGGAACACCACTTCCAAAATCTAAGGAACCTGAAGTACTTGGAACGTATCAGGGTATGAATATATACCCAGAGGATGTGCCACCGGTGGCTCGTCAAAAGCTGCGCGAGGCAGCAAAAGCCCCTTCCACCATGCTTTACGACAAGGCCCCCAAGGGGAGCAAATCAATTCTGTCGCGATTTGTGGAAGGCAATAGGTCCAAGGCAACCCCTGCTGCTCCTACAGTGTCAACTACTTCCAATATGACAAGAGAGCAGTTGCGAGAGTACACTCGTATTAGAAATAGTTTAGGTGTTACCGCAGCAAAAGAGTACAAAGCGCAATTTCAGTGAAGATTAACACCACTAACACAAGCCGAATCCTGGGAAACAGGCAGAACTTAGGTTCGTAAGCTCGGGTAATTGGAAGGTGGGCTGTCAACCCACCACCATCTTACCGCCGCATTGCCTTGTGTTTGGCCGATGGACGATCTCCATGTCATCGCTGTTTGTATGCTTGCCATGACCACTTTCACAGCAGTGGGAGTTGTGCTTGGTTGCTGCATTGGTTGTATAGAAGCCCTCTGTGGCAGTAAACGCTAAACATGTATCTCGGTCTGTGCGAGATGCAACTCAAAAACAAGTAGGGAGCTTGGGCTCAGTGAGAGGATTAACGACCCTCAGTAAAGGCTGGTCCTGGTGGACATGAATAACCCGCTATAGGACGAAGTGGAAGCCAACCACTGATCAAATATGGCAGCTTGCTTATGAGCTGTACACTGCCCCAGAGGATACTGGGTAAACAAATCTATCCACCCAACTCGATGAAATGAGAGTGGAGGTGGCGGGGTGGGTGACCCCGTGATGTACACCCGAGCGTCAGGATTGAAGACGTCATAAAACTCAACGAGATGAGCAACACTCGTTAAAAGTTCCCCGGCTGATACACCCAGTCGGCCCGACCCGTAGGCATACCCTCGATACGAAACGAGGGTTCCTAGGAGCCACCACCTGTGATGCAAGGTGGGGTAAGAGTCTTAGCAAGCTCTGTACCTGGGAATGGACATAAACCATAGCAATCCTACGGCATCCGGGGCGCGAGCTTTCCGCACTAGGTGAAGCGTGCCACTGGCCTGTTGCAAGCAATCTAGCTCTGCTTGCAACAGTATCCCTTAGAAGCAATTCTTCGGGGGGACTGGATTCTAACTGCCGGCACTCGAAAGAGAAGCCCGGCATCCC